CACTGATATTAGATAGTTTAAAAATACTGTTCCTGCAAAAGATAATAAGGTCACTACGGAAACTAGCTAACCCTACAACTGCATCTGTCAGAACTATACTTCCTGCACCTGAACCACTAAATGAATCAGGATCTATACTAGAACTATAATAGATAGTATTTTTAGATGTAGACGCACCGCCTACAACAAAATGATTTTCATGTATAACTCCTACTTTAGGAGCTGTTGTACTACTAACCGTAATCTCCCCTGCAAAAAAAGTTCTAGAGGATAAAATACCTGTTCCGGTCATTTTAAAAAAGAAAGGTTCATTAGCCCCATCACAAATTAAAACTTCACCATAATCAGACGTACCTTCAAATAATGCAAAAGTACATTGTCCCTGACTTGTTCTAGCAGCAGCTGAACGTCCCGTAAATGCAGTATAATTGTCCCCTCCTGATGCGACACTAGCTTTATTTAATTGCAGCCAACTAGTTCCATCTTGGCTGAAAAATATACCTGTACCAGAACAAACAATAAGACCATCTGCATAGACAAACATTCCAAGTATAGCGTTAGCTGAATTAGGTTTAGCGGTAGAATCTCCTCCAAACTGAGTAAATCCATTAATACGCCTATAGCCACCATCAGGATCAACCTCAAAATTAAGCAACTCTATTGCTAATCCCGGCTGACCCATAATTTCAAGTTGGTTTAAGTTAACATTTAAACCTCCTCGACATGAAAGAGCAAAAGGCTGTGACATTTATACGAACCTTATCCTGTCATCTTTAAAGTATCCCGGCGTAGACTCCATTAGATTTAACTTCATCAGCCGCAACCCTCTTTTATAATCTTCTGCAGCAAAAGCTGCTGCTTGAGGATTTTCTTTAAACTGATGAATATAATATCTAGCCCTTGCCAAGAGAACAGGTTTATAAATGTTAGGGAAAACTATCTGATCTCCATGTGCAGACAATTCTGTTGGCAGATCATAAGCATAAAACCAAATACGATAGACCTGATCTGGAATAGGACTTAACCCAAACTTTCTAAGATCAGGACTTTTAATAACTCTGGAGGGTACTCCATAATTTTGAGTATCTGCATCATCTTTATTTTGAGCAATTCTAAAATAATCTTTCCACTCTTCTGTAGTAGTAAAACGTAAGTTTCTTACTGTATAAGGCGCAGACTCTCCTGATACACCTACAGTACTTAATAAAAAATTATCCCAATCAATTGAACCATAGTCAGTAGTTAAACTAGAACTACTGCTTTTCAAGTTATACCATCTTGTGCCTGCAACTGTTTCTACATAGACATTGCCATACATAGGATCAGTAGCACCACTAAGAGCAGTAGCCAGAAAAGGCCACTGAGGTTCTTCATTAACAATATCAAGATAGGCTCTATTAATACTATCTTTGATATGTGCTTGAACACCTATAGCCGCTGAGAAATTAGCACTAGTTAAAGAAACTTCATTCAGTTCTCTAAGTAACTCATTAGCTAAAATAAGATACGTTGCAGCCATTTTATTTAGATACCTTAATAGCAATTGCCACAGCTTTTGGCTCACCGCCAGAACTTTGAGCATTTGGTCTTACAGTTTTAAGACCACAGTGACGTTCAAATTCCTGAACAGACACATAACTTCCTAGATTGTAGGCGGCTCTATCATTACCCATTACCTTTTTCATAATCTAAGCCTTATCCTTTTTAGATTTAGAATTAAAAATTCGGTCATAGTTCTCACTGTATTTTTTCTTATTAAAGCCTTTTCTAAAACGGCTTTCTTTACTTACAATTCCTTTAGGATGAACCATAAAAGGTTTTTCGTCACTACCTAATTGAGGCATTGAGTAATCCTTATTTTAAAAAAGAGGGAGCTACCTAAGCAACCCCCTCCTCTTAACTTACAATTAGTCGATGCCGTAGAAGGCAGAAACTAATGCTTCACCACGAAGTACCTTGGTTCCATAAACGTGTAGACCACGCACAATGTCACCAAAGCTGTCAGGGTCACGAATTACTTCAGTACTAGTAATTGTCTGAGCTGTTGCTGTAGATGAAATATGTCCTGCAATACACTTACCTGCCGCATTAGAAGTATCGGCAATATTATTGCTTTTATACATATTAAATCCACGCAATAGACCAGAAGTTACCAGACCATTTCGTATTGAACCTTGACCAGCGTTGTAATCCACAGAAAGTAGCTTGGAAGAACTTGAAGCCAAAACTTCATAGAAGTCAGGACTTGCAAGGAACCAGCGACCTTCTTCAGGTACACTCTGTTCGTCAAGAAGCCGAGCCATATGTCCCAAGACATCAATAGGATCATGCTCTGAAGAGCCAAATCCAATATCTAGATTACCAGTACCATCAAAAGTACCGGAAGCAAGGTCAGTAGCACTGTCAGAACCTAACACATGGTTAGGACTAGACGCTGATACACCCGAGAACATAGAAGCAATTACACCTTCATCAAAGGCATCACGAAGAGCATAAGCAGCAGCTGATGTTGCTGTATCACGAAAGTTTACATGTGACATATTTTTTTCAATATCATCAACAATAAACTTAAATGCATTAGCAGTATCAACAATCAACGTGATCTCTTGATCAGTCAATTTAGTTGCTGTTACATCTGCGCCCCTCTCATACTGATACACAGTAATTGTAGGTTCTTTAATTATTCTTACCGAATCACCAAATCCAGCAATTTCACCAGCATAATCCGTATTCGTTATAGCTTCTGCTACAGACGCTTTACGGAAGAAGTTTAGAACTTGCTTGGAATAGACCTTTGGCAAGAAAAACGAGTTTGTTTGACCCGATACAGAGTTACCAAAGTTAGCATCGGTATCTGTACTCGGCTCAAAAAACTGGTCACTAGCGTTATAAGCCATTTTTTATTTCTCCTAAGAAAAGAATTTACATTTTACGAATCCTTCCCTCATCAATAGCTAAACGAATATCTTCTTCATGTTTATCAAATTGATCAAGGGACATCTTCGATATTTCAGTTTCTGTCCAAATCCTTTTTTGCTGTGGTTCTACATTGGTTGTTTTAGTAGAAACCATATCAGCGGCAGACTGTGGAGATTGCTGCCTAGAATTTGAACGTCTTTTTGGAGAGTTCTGTCCTTTCCCAGATTCCATTTTATAAAGATCAATAGCTTTTGACGCTAAAGCAACATTATCAGGATTGCGATATACCCAATCTTGAATCTGTTCTGGTTGTGCTTCAGCCCATGCATGAAAATCAGGATCACCCCGAATATCATCGTAGTCAGGATGACTATCTCTTACACTTTGCTCAGCTTCTCGCATTGCAATCTCATGTTCTCTTTGCTCAAGAGCAGAAAGACGAGGTTGTAAGCTATCTAACTGATTAGCTGCAATATTATGGGCTACAGTTTCAACTGTGTCATAAAGATCAGGATTAGAATTTCTAAACTCTTGAATTTCTTCTTGAGATTTAGGAGCTTCATACTGAGGTTGAGATGTTTGAAGTCTAGCCTCATACCCCAACTCTCTCTGTTTAAACTCACCTAATTTCTGATCATATCGACGCTTTAAATCATCGTATCTCTTTTTATAGTTATGGTTAGTAGTAGAAGAGCCTTCTTGGTCAGGGGCCGATCTTTTTTGTCGGGTGGCCTGTGAGTTAGGAGCCTCATCTTCATAATACAATTCATCAGCTTGGGGCATACGTTTACCGTCAGCCTTATGCCAATCTTTTTTCATATTATAAGGATTAGCTTCCTTTTCCTCTTCTATCATCTCTGTTTCAGACATTACTCTATTCCTTTTCTAAGGGGCTTGTTTTCTTGCAAGGTCTGCCAATTCTAAACGTCTATAGAATTAGGGCTTGTCTTATACAAGGTAGCCTTATTAAATTTAACCGGGATTCAAGCTAGGAGCGCGATTTGATCTAAGCATACTCTTCTTGATCTCATCTTGAGCTGTCTTTTCATAAGCTAAAGGATTTTCATCCTTTCCCTCATAAAGAAGCAAACCCCCTTCTTGGGCCGGTTCTCTTATCATACCACCATCGTAGGCACGTTCAGCATCATCCATCATTGTTTGAAGATTATCTGAACCTAACTGCTCAGTGGCCTTATCGGTGAATACAAACTCTCCATCTGACAATCGTGCAGGTATCGAGTCTGATACACCTGTTCCGGGGCCTTCAACTTCTCCAGACCCCGTAAACTCAGAAGCAGTCGCAATTACTTTGTCAAATATCTGACTCAGTTTTGAATCTCCCTCTAAAGCATTCATTAAATAGCTTTGTTCTTCGTCATCCAAAGATTCTTCAAAAACAAAGTCCATATATTTATCTTCCATCTCCACATCTGGTAACTGTGATGCTTCAGCTGCCTCCATTTCTTCGGGCGGTATATTTGGATAAGTATCTGCTGGCATATCTGATTCCACTCCTTCCATTTCAGGTGGAACCATTAAAGAGCCTTCTGCATAAGGCTGTCTTTCATCTGCTATTAATGACTTTTTCATCTGATCTCCCGGAAAGTCTGTTGTTGGGCTGCCTCTTTCAGCAGTAATACTTGATTCTCTTGGTGCTAAAGCTGGTGCTGTAGGGCCTATAGAAGGAAACCCAGTACCTGTATTAAAATCTTGAGAATCTAATAATGATTGATTCATTAATCTACCTATAGCTCTACTCATGGTTCTTTCCTTTGAGAAGCCTCATTAACACTATCCTTCAACTGCTCTAGGCGTACCAGCAAACTCGCTTTCCCCTGGCTGCGGTACATTTCCAGTTCCAATGTTGCCCCCACCAGTACCTGTAACTCCAAGTCCTTGAGCTGCTGGAAGTACTCCTTCAGGGGTTCCCACAGCTCCGGGTTGTTGGTTATTGGGGCCAGCTTCCGCGCCAGTTGCTTGTCCAGCATTCTGCATTCCTATTATTTGTGCCATGAGTGCTGCTTCTTCAGGATCATTCATTAATTCATCAGGATCTAACTCAAGACTGACTGCGAGTTCACTGATTAATTTATTGATCTTAATAAAAGGAGCTACAGCAGGATTTTGTATAGTTTGTAAGAAAGTAGTCAATCGCTGACTTCTTACTTCTTTTTGCATCAAGCTACTTGTTCCTGTTGCTTTAACCTCAAGATCTCCTTGAACATCCAAAGAAGCATCAAGGAATTGCATATTCCATTGGAAGTAAGATTCACCTAAAGGCTTCAAAAGAAAATCATCAAGATTCTTAATTACAGTTTTTATGTTTAACGAAGCTGCACCTAACAACAT